TCTTTTTAACAGGAGTCCAACTCGAAGTCGGTGAGTTTGATTCGACAACCATACCTAGTTTTCCTTTTGAGAGTTTTGAGAATAACTTGAGAAAGTGTTATAGATATACTCAAAAACATCCACAAAAAGACACATCAGGTAATTATGGAATTATAGCACAAGGAATGGCTGATGGTTCTACTTTAGCTCTTTGTAATATAAATCCTCTACCTGTGGAAATGAGAACTACTGCAAGTCTATCAAGTAGTGGTAGTTTTAGAGCTCATAAACCCGGGGGTGCTTCAAGTGTTTCTAGTATAGCAATAAATTCAGACCATGTTAGTTCATCGACTTTTGCAATAAGAGTTACTACAAGTGGTATTACTGCTGGTCATAGTATTTTCTTAGAACAAAACAACGATGCAGATGCTCATGTAATATTGGATTCGGAGTTATAAATGATAAGTACAGTAGAAAAAATATATCAAGGTGAAAGTTTTAGTTACAAAGTAATTTTACAAGATGG